CGCCGTCACGCCCGGGATGCGTATGATCGTGGAGGTGTTCAGGAGGATGAAGCGCTCCCCCCCGACGTGCGTGCCCATCGCGTACTCACTGCCGCGCATCCCGCGCAGGAACCCCGACACGGTGTATGTGCCGTCATCATTGAGTACCGCGTCACGGAAATGCACTATTTCGTCGCCGATGATCGCCGTCTGCGCGCCATTCAGGAAAGAGGCGTACGGCACGGACGATAGCGAGCCGCGCGTCAAGGTAACCTTGATGGTGTTGATCTCGTCGGGGATGTGCCCCCCGGTAAAAGTGCCGAGCGTGCCCAGTACCCGACCCATCGTGGCAGCCGTTGCCATGGTAGCGATCTGCGCGTACGTAGCGCCGTTGTCGTCCGAGCGAAAGAGCGCACACCCCGGCCATTTCGGATCAGGCGAGGTAACGGCGACGTAGTATCCAGGATTGTCGTCGGTGTCCCTCAACATGTTGATATTCACATGAGCTCCAGCGTGGTCGTTCCAGGGATGAAGACGGACTGCTGATTGGCCGGCGTCTCGATGGTGGAACTGCTCGACGTGTAGAAGGTCTGTCCATCGGCAACCGCCTCGCACTTCAGCACGCCATGCGGAGAACGCGTTATTTTCGTCAGGCGCATGCCATTCCCATTGATGATGATGTGGTCGGCCGGCTCAAGGTACGAGTACTTACGCGGCAGAGTGAACGAATACGCCAGGCGCTGCACCCACGAGCCCTGCAGGTTCACGTCGGCGATCTCCTGCGCCTTTGTATCCGTGAGCACCAGCGGCATTTCGAGGGTCGATTCGTTACCGCTTGCGCCGACAAGACGTTTCGCGCTCTTGGTGGCCGGCGAATAGTCCGTCGCAGCCAGCAGGTAGTTCACGTTCACCACGCGCGGCAACTCCACTTCCATTTGCCGCGTGGTCATCAGTGGATCACCCGCAGCCTCGCCTTCGTTCCGCGCGTTCAAGTCATCAGCGTCAATCGTGGCCACCGGGGCGCCGCCGCGCTTGACGTATTTGACCTTGCCACCGCTCTCGACCGCATCAAAATAGTAGGCAGGCCGCAAGGCATCGATTGCGTTCCGGACTGTCGTCTGACGCGCGATGGAGTAGCCGTCTACGATATCCGTCAGGGCGTCGACGTCGATTTGCCCGGTCGTCAAACCGGCTCGCTTGGACAGGTCGGACACGACATCCGCGAGCACCGCCCCGTTCGCGGTGGTCTCGCCCGCGGCGCCGATGAAGATCTTCATGATGTCACCGCCGCCAGTTATCACGCCAAGCCAGTCCGGCTCGGTTGGCAGTAAAAAGACGCGCATGGAGTTGTTAACGGGGATCGGCTCGCCATCCTGATAAGCCTGCGACACCGAGCCGTTGTAGAGAACACAGTCCTCAGGCTCCCAGCCAGAAGGGCTGAGTTTATCCGGGTCGTAGGCGCGAATGCTCATGTTGTCAACGACGTAGAACATATCCTGATCCGGGCTGTAAACCGCTTGCCCCTCACTTAAATCAGGAATCGCAAACCCGGCTGTGTCGACATACGCACCCATACCGTTGTACACGCCAGCGGTAAAGTCCACGATGATTCTTCGCTTGGAATCATACGCATCCCAGTAAATGCCGGGCACCGGCGCATAATTTGAATTTTGGGTAGAGAAACTGGCCGCCGCCGCATCGGCGCCCCACATCGGCATTAGGTCGCCGCCAAAACGTTCGCCTGTGGCCTCCCATTTGAATGTTGTCTGCGGGTTGCCTGTGCGACGTATTACGATATCAACGTCTTCGATTGCTGGGATGCCATCCACGTAACCATTTACGCTGTTACTCCATGATAGGTACTGAAACATGCCTTCAACATCATTCCACCATACATCCGCTACGGGTACTGAGACGACGGCACAGTGCGCCTCGCCGTCAACGCAAACAATGCCAAGCAGAGGCATGTCAATGGAATACACCCAGTCAATGAGGTTGACGGATACGATTCCTGTATCTCCATAGGTGATGATTTGTGCTCGCCCCTGATTATTCCAGGCCATTTTCCACGTGCCCGTACCAAGCCCGATAGCCGGCCCCGATACTCCCGTATCCGGATTGACACGATCCAGATACCATGTCGCCGTCTCGTCCTTATAGGTGTAGTAAATCCAGCCGGTCAGCGAGTCGGAGAAGACCCGTCCATACGCCGCGATATCACTGGCGGTATCCGCGATCTTGACCGGCGCCGGATCGTAGATGTGATAGGTATATCCACCCACGCTCACCGTGGAAGCCGGAACCGGGCATGTGTCTTTACTTGATGCGCCAATCTCGGCGGTGATGAAGGGCAGCGTATTGCCGTCCTTCGCAAGCGGGAAATGCTCGAACACGACATAGCACGTGCCGCGATACGCCGGAACGTTTCCGACGCCGAGATAGGATTCGATCAGCGGATCCGGCAACTGGTCTTCACTGCCCGTGTAGAAGCGCACCGAGCCGCCGCCCTCAAGGGTCGCGCCGTCCCAGATCAGGCGCTTTTCAGGCCCAGCCCACATGCGGCCGACAGTGGCCTCGCCCTCGCAGAAGGCGATGGCGAAGTTACCGTAGTAGCTGTAGGTCGTGACACTTGGACCACCCTTGCCGCCTGAGTTGTCTTCTTCCTGCACATAGTCGGATGCCCAGATGACGTTGCCGCCGAGTGCGACGGTACCGTAGACGATCGGGATCGGGCGGCCATACTCCGACGACTGCGGCTTCAAGTCGGTGAGGCGCGGTCCTTCAATCTCCTGCGGGAACAGCAGGCCCTGCACGCCGCTGCCGATACTGTAGGCGGTTAGTGCTGCAGCGACGTTCCCGCCCGTAACGACAAGAGTGGCCGCTGCTGCAATGGTGCCGACAACACTCATGCTTCTACTCCCGGAAAACGCCACACGCCGACGATGCGCGATAGCCACTGTTCGTCGAGTCGATGCTCGACCACTTTGTTAATGCCGGCGCCGTTGTACGCATGAATCAACGACAGTCCGCCATGCGCGTAATCTCCGACGATGGCGAAATGCTGCGGCTCGACCTCGAAGCGGATCCATGTCACGTCACCCGGCTGCATCGACGCTTTCGGCACGCGCATCAGGTGCGCGTCGAGTTCGCGCCGCATCTCGGCCGGCACCGGCAGGCGCCCGTAGTTCGCGAGTGCATCGACCGACATTCCGAGGCGTTGGCCGATAAGGATCGGCAGGCCCGCGCAGTCCATGGCTACGCCGCCGACGCGCGCCTGATGCTCCCAACGCGCGCCGAGTTGCGCCCTCGCGAGCGCGACAATCTGTGCTTTGTCCATCAGGCCACGCCTTCGCTGCCGCGCCGGTAAATCTTCGACTGCGGCAAGTTCGGGAAGCCGCGGAAATTCACGACGTTGTTGAAGCGCTGTTGGCACGTTTCGAACGCGCGATTGCAGCCAGCTGTCGCGGCGTAGGTATCACCGACGGCTATCTCGAACGGCATAGGCAGCATCAGCGTGATGACGCCTGGCGCATAGGCCTTCACCTCCATCGACAGGCCATCGTTCTCACCGGAGGTAAATGTCACCTTGCCGTGGTCGAAGTAGCCGGATGCGTTGGCCGGATGCGCGAGGCCGCCGCTGACGTAGGGCGAATACACCTGCAGCGGGTCTGTCACGCCGATCGAGCTATCGGCGTTGTAGGCGCGCGTGTCCAGCAGAATCCTGAAATGGTCCGCATCGATGACCGTGATCTGAAACAGCATGCCGTTCACGCTGTCGCCGCTGCCGGCGTAGAACACACCGTCTTTCGTGGCGCCATCGAGCGTACAGCCGACAATGTCCGACAACTGCACCGTGGCGTTCTGCGCGAATCCGTGCCCCGGACACGTCACCACTGCGTTTTCCGCCTGCGATATGCCGGTGATCGCCTTGGCGCCATCCGGGCCGGCCTCGGTGCGGGCAGCATCGTAGATCACGCTGTTCGTGCTGTTCGACCCGTCGACCGTGCCGGTAGCGGTCAGTGCTGACATGTCGACCTTGCAACGACTGTCGCCCAGGTCCGCGTTGCAGTCTTTCGTCATCAGACGGACGATCGTGCGGGTATAGGCCTGCATCAGCCCGCGCAATTCGGCCGTGAACTTGATGCGCCCGCCTTTCACTTCACCCAGCGTGCCGGTGCGCAGGATGTTCTTGCCCATCGTGAGGTCGTTGTAGTTGACCTCGAACATCTCGATCTCGGCGTAGTCCCAGGCGCCGGAATGGATGTCTGCGTCGGTGATCGCCGGCGAGGCAAGGAATCCATCGACTTCCAAATTGTCCGGGTTGAGTTCGGAGCTGTTCTCGACGTCAGAATCGAAGAAGCCGATCACCGACTGATAGGTGACGCCATCGATCATGAGATCGCGGTCCAACTTGGTGGCGGCGACGATCGTGCCGTTCTGCAGCGTCGCCTTCCAGCAGGTCGTGAGCGTGGTCACATCGCTGGCGTAATGATCGCGCAGCGCGGTGCTCAGGTTTTTCACAGGCGAAGCTCCGTAATAGGCAGACTGAACAGATGGAAATACACGTCCTTGACGTTCGCCGCGCCGCCGGGACCAGTTGCGCCGATGAACTCGTATCGCAACTGGTCCGTATCAAACCGCACCGGCGTATCGAATTCGCCGGTCCATGTCATCTCATCACCCAGGACATCGGTCACGATACCGGAGGTCGAATTGACCGTGGCTGTTACCGGGAAGCCCGCGTTATAGATCGTGATGCTGCCAGTGACGGGTTTCACGATCTTGCGCAAGCCATTGACGCCGCCGGACGGATACTGTTTGTACATCTGGTAGCTGCCAGAGACACCTGGGACCGCAACCAGCACGCCCATGCCCTCGTCACGATAGTCGGCCCAGTCCCTGAAACGAAATCCCTGCGCCTTACCCTGCCGCGCGTTGAAGAAATTCTTCATCGCCTGCAGGTCGTTCGGCATCATGCCCCGCTCGCCGAGTTCCCACTGCCCGAGCGGAAGCGACCAGTTTGCATTGCGGTATTCGCGGCCGGAATCGACCACGGTGACAGCCGTGGAGAACGTCGGGCCGCCCACCGTGCGATAGACGATCAGGTTGTCGTCGATCCTGACCTCGGCAAATCCTGTCATCCGTTCCTCCTGGTTGCGCGCTGGACGCCGAGAGCCGCCTGCAATGCGATCTGAGACTGCGTTTCACGGGTCACGGATCCGGCGACGGTGAAGTTGTTCGTCACATGCGCCGGGCCCTGCTTGAAGCCGCCGGAACGAATGCGATCGGCGTCGTATTTCGGGATGATCATCTCGCCCTGGTGGATTTGCGCGAGCATGTCCTGCGGCACGTTGTCGGTGCCAACATCGAGGCTGGCGAACCAACTCGCGATGCCGGACCAGAAGCCACCTTCAGAGGCTCCGTTGACCATCGTAATATCGGCATTGGCATCGACGGCTCCGCCGGCGGAACTTCCACCGCCAAACAGGCCGCCCAGGAACCCTCCGCTACCGAAAATCGAGCCACCACCGCTCGCACCTCCGCCGCTCATGCCGCCCATATTCACGCCGCCCTGCCCGAACAGCGATTGGAACAACTGCTTCCCAAGCTGCTCGGCCACCAGCTGATTAACCACGTTGGCGATGTCGTTGCCGAATTGCTTGAACGCGCTGCTGGCCGACTTCGAGCCGGAAATGATGTTTCTGAACAGTCCCGTGAAACTGCCTTGCAGGCCGCTATCGAGAGTCTGCTTGACGCGCATGTCATCGGGATTCATTTCGGACATCGTCGCGTTCGCCCGAGCCTGCGCCAGGTCGAGCGTCTTGAGGCGCTGGTCTTTCACGCCTTGCGGCGCGTCCGATGCCTCGATCAGCGCCTTTTCCTTGGCGATCAGCTCGTCGAGTTGCGCCGCTTCATCCCGGCGCAGTTTGAAAAGCTTCTGCTCGGCCTCGTACTTGGTCAAGTTGCCTGACTTGACTTCGGCATCGACCGCTGCTTCCTTGGTCTGCGTTTCCTCGTGCACCTTCTTGACCGCGTCGCCGTACTCTTCCCATGCCGCGGTCAGTTTGGCGATGTCGATCACTTTCTGGGCGTTAGCAATGTACCCTGCAGCTCCCGGGGCATCGCGGTTCGCCTCAAAGTAGGCCTTCTCCTTTTCGGCTCGCTGGACGTCGCGCGCACGCTGGGCTTGATGCCGCTTCCCTTCTGCCTCAAGGATTTGCGCATCGAGAGCCAAGCCTTTTTCCTTGAGCTCGTTCAGGTCCTTCTCGCGCTGGACCGCGACTGACTTCTCGGTATCCGCCAGGTCGCGCTTACGTAATTCGATCTCGGTGCCGGCCCGGTTCGCGCCGGCGCGGTCGCCCTGACGCTGGTACGCCGCCCTTTCGCGCTCTAGTTCGGCAATCTGCGCGTTGATGCTCTTGCGCATCGTGGCCAGCTTGTCGTCGTAGTAGTCGTTGATCGAAATCTTGTTGGCCTTATAGAGCTCGTCCTCCGCCTTCATGTGGCGGGCGAGTTCGTCCTCTTCGAGACGCAGGTCGTTCTTGGCATCGTCGAGGTTGATGTCGTAGTTGGCGAAGCGGCCGCCAGCCTTTCCGCCGCCGACCAACTTCTCGGCCTCCTCCTTGTTCTTCTTAATTTGCGCGGCGATTTCCTGCTCACGCTTGACCTGTTCCTCGGTTGCCTTCGCGGCCGGCGAAACTTCCTCGCCGCGGTCCCAATCGCCGGAGGCGCCGCCGCGCACGCCCCTGGTCGCCGGCTTAGCGCCGGCATTACTTAGTTCAACTAGCTTATGGATGCGCGCCCGGTTGTTTGCCTCGACCTGAGCATCCGCCGCATCCTTCGACAGGAAGCCGAAGAACTCCTTCGTCCGGATCCACATGTTTTTGAAGTCATTGACCACGCGATCCGAAAGAATTGTGGCCCAATCACCGACAGAGCGGCCGAAGACATTGAGTTTCGAGATCCAGTCGCCGAGACCAAGCTCCCAGGCAGCAACAATCGCAGTGACGATCCATCCGAGCGGCGTGAATCCACCGAGAATCATGCGTACAACAACGGCGATGAACCGCCCTGCTTCAGCAATGACGCCAGCGAAGCCCATGAACAAGGAGCCGGCCTCCATGACTGCCTTGCCGATCAGGCTCACCAAGCCGCCGAACGTCACGCCGAACAGCGTCTTCAGGCCGGCCAGGGCGAGACTTACGCCGGCCGCCGCGCCGACTAGCCCAAGCAGGAAGCCAAAGACAGGGTGATCGGACGAGAACTGGCCCAGCACCTGAATTATCTTCGTGAAGCCCTCCAGCAATGGATTCAGTACCGGCAAAAGGGACGTACCGATAGCAATAGCAAGATCATTGATCGCTTTGTGGAAGCGCTCCCAGTTTGCGGCGGACAGCTTTTGGCCATTTGCGACCTGCTCATCCTTGCCGGCGGCCTGATTGATGTTGGCCGAGTCCTTCTCGATCAGCTCCTTCTTCGACAGCAGCTGAAAAGCAGCTTCAGCCGCGTTCCGGTTCGGGAACAGGACGTCAGTCTTCGCCTTGACCGCATTTAGGTCGTCCATATTGACACCAGCTGCGATCAACGCTGGTCGAAGGTATTCGTCAACCCAGCGCTTGAAGTTCTTGCCGACGATCTCCGTACCCGCAATGGCACCAGCCTGGATGCTTGTCACGCGGTTCGTGTTCTCGTTGACGTTGACCTTGCCCGGGTCAACGAGGCCGAGCTTCATCCACTCGTCGCGGTTCTTTGTCGTGATCGCGTTCGACTTCGTGATGCTGTTGACGAACGAAGTCAGCATCGTGCCGACACGGCCACCGGTGCCACCGCCGATCGTGTCCTGCTCGATCATCGCCGCGAACGTCACCAGCGCCTCGTCGTCCATCGTGCGACCAAGACCGCCCTTGGCGTACGTCAGGTTGCCGAACAGGTTGTTCGGGTTCACGCGGCCCTGCGTCGCGGCAACGATCTTCGTGACGAGGTTCTGCTGCGCCTCCATGGCGGCCGGGTCCATAGTCACGCCGCGGCCTTCGAGGAACTTGGCAAAGTTCAGCGTGCCCTGCTCGTCGAGTTTTTTACCGCTCGGCATTGACAGGTTGATGGCAAAGACGGATTGCGCGAAGCCTTTCAGGCCCTCCGCCGCCTCGTGCGCGCTGCCGGTGGCATTGCGCAGGTCGATCGCCATCTCCAGCAGTTCGTTTTGGTCGAACTGGGCGAAATCGCGGCCGGTTTGGCGAACCGATTTGTGGATTGCATCGCTCTCGTCTGGCTTGAGCTTCATATTGCGCAGGCGGTTATCCGTGCGCTCGTATTCGGCCGCTTCGCTGACCGACTCTTTCAGGCCGTTCGCAATCTTGTGCGCGGCCCACATCTGCATCGTCCCTTTGAGCGTATCGGCCAGGGTAGTGACATGCCGGTTAGCGTTCTGCGCGCCGTTGCCGATGTTGTTCATGGCGTTGGCCGCGCCGCCGCCGGCCGTCCGCGCTGCGGTGTTCAGGTTATTCATGCCACCGACAGCGCCCGCGACGTGCGTCATCAGGTTCTGCAGCGCGGTATTGAGCTGGGTGATCGTATTGTTGAGCTGCGTCGTGCCGCCGACAGCAGCGTTCGCGCGCGTGCCGATGTTGCCAACGGACGTGGCGACGCCGGATGCGTTGCTTTTCACGATCCCCATTGATGCGCCGAGCGCATTCATTGCCGCCGCAAACGACGATACGGCGCCGGAGTTGGATGCGGCTGCGGTGATGCTGGAAATGCCCTGCGCAGCGCTGTCCATGCGTGCCTTGGACAGCGACAGGGAGGATTGAACCTCCTTCATCGCGGCGGCGAACGCCGACATCTTGCCAGCGGCATTTGACACTGCGGTTTCCAGCGTGCCGAGCGTCGAAATGAACGCCTTGACCGGTGCACTGGCAGTATCGACCAGGTCCAGGCGCATCTCAATGTTCATCGATGCCATAGAGCGTCATCCGAATTGTGTTACATTTTGAATAATGCAAGAACGTCTCGCCGACCTGCTCAAGCTGTTTTTGCTCGCCCTACTGCTTTATGCGTTCGGGTGGTATCTGTCGCGCCTACCGTTCTGGTATGCGGTGTTCATGGCTTTCTTTTGCCCGGTCGTCGTCATCGTCGGAGTTCGGAAATACCGGGAGGCCGAGCAACAATTACGCATCTCCGATGTGTCGCACCTATCCCCGCTGGCGTACGAGGCCTATTGCGCACTGCTACTACGCGACGCCGGCTGGCAGGCACATAAGACAGCGAGGCGAGATCAGGGCGTCGATGTGATCGCAGCCCTGCGGGGAACGAAAGTCGCCATCCAATGCAAGATGTACACGCATCCGGTCGGGAACCGAGCTGTGCAGGAGGTTGTCGCCGGACGCCTGCACTATGGCGCCGACATGGCTGTCGTCGTCAGCACGGCGCCGTACACGTACGCGGCCCGCGAACTCGCCGCCAGCACTAGAGTGCTGCTGCTTCACCATGATCAACTCGCAAATTTGGACGAATTACTAGGGATCAGATAACAACAACGGAGGCCAAGATGAAGTCAATCGTCGTGCCAATCATGTTCCTCGTCGGCTCGCAGGCTTATGCAGAAACCATCCACATCAACAACCTATACGGTTGCGATACTGTTGACGCGCAAAAGCTGAAACTCAAATTTCTGAAGGCGGCAGTAAATTGCCAATCCGGCGGCTGCAAGCCTGGAACGGCCGAAATCAGCTACGCGAACTACAACTATATTCAAGAAAACCACTGTCGCCGGATCCCGGCCGGTGACTACAAGGTACTGGCTCAAGCGCCAGTGCCCGGCGGCCGAGTGGTTCGCGTAAAAGCCGACGGCCAGCTTCTATGGGTGCTTGACTAGCCCCCGGTCAGCGTCTGGATCGCATCCTTGATCGCGTCACCCTCCGCATTCGCAGCCATCCAGCCGTGGGCGAGACGCTGCGCTGCCTCTTCCCGATCGAGCACACTCCCCTCGCGCAGGAACAGCTTGATCTGGCTCAGGGTGTAGCCGGGGATGTCGCCCCATCGGTGGCCGGCGCGGATAAGGCGGGCGACGACGGCGCCCCAGTCCCACTCACGGCTTGCGTGAGGCGCTGCAGAACGGGAGACATCCGCTGGACGAAAAAATCCCGGTTCACCTGGATGACTGCGGCCATCAGGTTCAGGCCTTCGTCGGATGGCAGCGTGTCGAACCACTCACGCTTTTTCTTCGCGGCCAGGCACAGCAGCTGCAGCAGGTCTTCGCCGCCGGCCGACGCGATCTCGATCAGGTTGCCACCCTCGATCACTTCCTTGATCGAGGCAAAGCACTTGGCTACCTTGGGCAGCTGGCCGAACACGAACGGGGAAACGGTGATCGTCTCCCCGCCAGCGACGACCTCTTCGCCCGGGAACAGGGCTTTCAGGTCTTCGCTCATGGGTTACGCCTTGGTGATGGTGAAGAACTGCGACAGCGGAGAGTCTGCGGTCGGCAGCGGCTTGGCCTGGTCCTGCAGCAGCATGCCATCAAGTTCGAAAGACATGTGCTTGCGCTCGATCATGTTCAGCGTTTTCGCCATATCCGGCGCCCACTGGTAGCACTCGACCTTGATCGGCTGGTTCGAGTTGGCCGTGTTGATGCCCAGCAGCAGGACCGAGAACACGGGCTGGTTGTTGGTGAAGGCTTCGACCTTGCCGCTGTAGGCTGCGTACGTGTACGACGCGGTCGTCGTCATCGGGAAGCTGGCCGTCGACGTCGCCAGGATCGTCACGGCGCCCAGGCGCTCGTCAACGGTGAAGTCCACGCCTTCCGTCAGGCCGGAGATGGTCACGCTCGACACGCCCGGATTGGCCAGCGGCGCCACCGAATCGGCGTACAGCACGAGCGGCTCGCCGGAAACGGTGCCGGCGTCTACGGCGCCCGATTGCGTGCCCCAGATCGCGCGCTCCCAGTTGTCCAGCTTGATGTTCAGCAGACGCATCTTGACCGAGATCGACGTTTCGGTCGGGATGTGCGCCGCAGTCAGGCCGAGGCCGGTCTGGCTCTCGTTGATGTCCTCGAATTTTTGCTTGGGGTCGATCACAAACATGTCGGCGTCGCCCACGGGCTTGTAGCCGCCGGTGAGCGCGCCGTTCATCGTGCGCGGCGCCAGGAACAGCTGCCCCTGGAACAGGCCATAGGAATTGTCGTTGTATGCCATGGTGTTTTACCTTTCGAGGGGAGTTGGTTAGGCGGCCGAGATATCGCGGTCCGTTTTGGCGACGATCTTGATCACGTTGCCCGAGGTGCCGCCCGAGGTGACGGTGATGCCAGTCACGTCGACGAAGACTTTCGTGGTGTCGGACAGGTTCGTCTCGGTTCCGTCGGTCAGCGTCGAGATCGATACGGTCAGCGTCGCGGTCGTGCCGTCGAACTTCTTGCCAGTGATCGACAGCGCAGTCGTCGCGGTCAGTGCGCCTACGTTCTTGGCGACCAACTTGGCGCCGGAATATTTGGTTTTGTCGATCGCGGCCAGGTGCGTATAGGTGCCGGTCGTGGCGCCCGTGACGTTCACGCGGGCGATATCCAGATCGGCGCCGATGAAAATATTTTTCGCCGACAGCGTCTTGAGGTGGTCGGTGAATGCGGCGTGGAAGCGCAGCGTCGGACCGGAAGCATTCAGCGTCGACAGGTAGCCGTCGAGGTTGACGGCGCCGGCGTAGCGCTTCACGTGAGTGTCCAGCGCCTTGATCATTGCACTGATGCCCGGGATCCCCAACAGGAAGCCGGTGGGCACGACGGGATGCGATTCGTCGAGGTCACGCGCGGCGGGCAGCAAGTCGGCGGTCACCGCCTCGTCGTCGGTGTCGAGCAGGTACTGCGCGATACTGCCGGAGCCCGACAGGACGGCGTTGCTTGCGGCATCAAGGCCGGCGGTGAACGAGCTGTCGAAGGCCGGATCGCCGACCGACATGGCGGCGAAGCGCGCGAGCTTGTCGCCGATGGCCTGGAGGTCGGAATTGCTGATGAGAGGCATGGTATTTCCTTATTTACGAGGTAGAGAAACCCGCTCATCGCGGGCGGGATGCTGCTACATGAAGCCGTCGATGGTGTAATGCTGTTCGTACGCGAGGCGGTCCGGATAGACCATTGCGAGCTTCTGGCCGATGTATCGCCAGCGGTTGCCGGAAGGTGCTGCGAGTCCGTCGCCGCGCACCGCTTTGATGACGGATTCAAGCAGCGGGAACTGCGCCGTCAGCAGATCGTCCTGGCTCAGGTACGGCACGTAGATCACGACACTGAAAACCAACTGGATGTTTTCGCCGTTCGGGATCAAGCCGCCGCACCCGCCGGACTGCGACGAGCCATAAGGCGACTCGTCGACCTGATCCTTGCCGAACATGATCCAGGCGGCCGGCAGTGGAATCTTGGTCATCGCTGGATCTGCTCCGCGACCACCAATAGCCAGGCCGGCCCGTCCCTCGAATCCCGCGACCGATGTCACGCGCTCGACTAGGTCTTCGGCGATGTCAGCTATCATTCTTGCGTTCCCTTTCCGGCGTTCCCGGTGTTCGTTCCGCCAATTCACGCCGCACCGCACGAACGCCCAACGTCGCTCGCACGACGAAATCGGCCTCGTCGTCCGGCAGTTCGACGACCGATCCGGCCGGGTGGCGGATTACCTTGCCGTCCTTGTGCTGGTCGTGGTTTTGAAACAGGCGCACCGTTTTCACAGCAGCGCCTCGATGAATTGGACGGCCGAGAACTCCATGCCCGCGATATCCCCGTCGGACCAGCCCATGAACGGGCGCGCCGCCATGCGCTCCGTACCGTCCTGCAGGTAGCTCGCGTACGGCACTTCGGTGCTCACCGACACACCATCGGACGCCGAGTGAAATTTGATTGAATTGAGCAGCGTCCCTTCGTCCCACAGCAGACCTTGGCCCGCGTTGCCCTTGTGCGTCCGGTACTTCTCGGTGCGCGGCATCCACGGCGACCAGGGCGCGTTGTCCGGATCCTGCTTGGACTGCTGGATGCGCTGCTTCACGGATTGCTGCGCCGTCTTCCCGACCGACGCCATCCAGGGCGACATGTTGAGCATCGCGAGCCGGTTCAGCCCCGCAAGCGCCTGCGCCAGATCGATGGTCATCATTTGAGAGGCGCTCCGCAGTCAGGGCAAAACGAAAACATCGCGCACTTCTCTTCAAGTAGTTCACGGTCAGTCTTTGCTCGACCTTGTGCTACTACGGACGGCCATGCACGAGGGTTTTTTGCCCACTCATCGAATTCTTTCCGCGCAAGTGCGCCCGCATCAGACTCTTCCGACGCGTAGACAAATTCACCGCCACCGGAATAGACGCCGATAACGTGGTCACATGCTTTGGTCATATCGTGATCAACCTCAAGTGCGCGACGTAGCCAATGCTGGTGAAATCCGGCGCGTCGACGATGTATCGGATTCCGTTCTCGTCCTGCACGACGTCGTCCTGCTTCAGCGTGCCCTCGGGTAGCGGAATGAACGTGGTCCAGTGCGTGATCGCCTGTCCCATCGTGGTCGCGTACTGCGATTGCTTGATGTCCTCGCGCTTGAACTGCATGAAGCACGGGATGCCCGTGGCGTAGAACTCGATGGACTGATCGCCGCCGTCATACGAGCCGCGGCCAATGGCGATCACGTGGTTCGTCTGAACCGCCTGAATCGGCAGGTTCGGCTGCATGTCGCCGATGTAGAACGTGCCCGCGGGTCCGATCAGGATGTCGCGCGGCTGTAGCAGGCGGCCGTCGGCGTAGCAGTACCACGTCGGGGTCTGGTACTTGTTCGGGATCGCAAACTTCTTCTCGGCGGCCAGCGCGACCGGGATGCGAGCGATCTTGTAGATATCGTCCGTGACGGCGATCGGCTCGTCAAAGCGGTAGACGTCGTACATCGAGCCCTGGCGTGCCGCCAACTTCGCATAGCCCGCGTAGATGAGGCCCTGCAGGCGGGCACCGGTCATCATTGCAGCATTCCCGTGCGCTCGGCCGCCAACTCTTCGCCCGTCTCCGAGTCGCAGAATTTCAACGCGCCATCACGCCCGATCATTTCGGCCGCTGCCCATGCTGAATTCCATGCAACAGTCGCCCATTCGGCGCCGCCAAGGCGCGGGGCGTTTGGATGCATGAAAATGGACTGGCTCTCAGACATCAGCTTATGCAGGCGCGCGAACAGCTCATTTTGCTCAGGAGTCCAGTCATCCGGCGTATCGGCATTCATAGATTGGCCTTCCAAAGGTTATGCCCGCACCAGACTGATTCCATTGCCGCTGCCCAGTCCAGGCCCAGGCGGCACTCCGAGAAACGCACACATGCGCCGGCAGACCGACTTGAACAACCGCTCGCGGTCGCTCTGCTCGTTGGCGTTGCGCTCCCAGACGGCCGCCTTGTTCGTGTCGAGGTTGTCGCCGACGGTCAGGATTGCGGCTTCAAGCGCGGCGATCGGTGTCAAGAACGTATCGATCAGGACGGTTTCTTCGCTCTCGGTCATGTGGTCCAGGCGACCATCCAGTGTCAACGCGTTCAAGCCATCACGAGGACCGGCGTGGAAATACACTGGGTCCGAGTAGACCACCACGCTGGCGTCACCGGAGACCGGATATCCGGCCCAGCGACGGACATTGACCTTCTGGGATTCGGTGAGCATGGTGTGGCCTATTCGACCGTCTTCGACTTGCGACCGGGACGACCAGGCTTGTCGGCCGCTGGCGCATCGACCGCTTCGATGGTGTCGGCTGGCGCATCGGTGGCGCTGGCGGGCGATTCGGTAGCGCCGGCCGCATCGTTGGCGCCCGAGACTTCCGGCGGTTCGCTGGTGTAGTGGCCCGACTTCAGATATTCCCGCGCATCGACCGCTTCGATGGTGTGGGCCTTACCGCTCGGGTCATAGACGGTCATCATCATTTCGATTGTCCTGTGAAAATGGCGGGCAACCTGCGCCCGCCACCTGTTAGTAATCGCCCAGATAAACCCAGGTGATCGTGATGTTGCCGGCCCACGTCATCGTCGCATCCGCGTCCACATCCGTCGTCGTCGCGAAAGCCGAGTTCAGATAGACGTCCTTGTGGGTCGAGTGCCCGTCAAAGTGCGCCGATGCTGCCAATGCTGCGCCAACCGCCGCGGCTGGCTCGTTGATCACTGTGGAGGTGACAAACGCGGTCGAAGGCAGCAGATCGACCATCGTTGACGTGAGCGATACGTTGGACGCGGCGGCAGTACCAACGGCGACTGCGCCAGTCACGCCAGAATTCAGCGTGCCCGCAATCGCGCTGGTCGTGGTGGGCGCCAGGGACGCTGTGACACCCAGAACGAGAATACGGCCCTCGGGGAACGAATAGATCTTCGTGCCCTGATACTCGGTGCCATTGACCACCGCTTGCGCCAATGCTGCCAGCGTCAGCACGGTCTGATGGACGACGCCGTTGCCGTATTCGGTTGCGACCACCTGGCCGGACTGCGCCAGGGCCGCAGGCACCAACCCGACCCCTGCTGCGGTCGTGGTTGGCGTATCGCCGGCATCAGACAGCAGAACGCGACGCCGTTGGACGACGTTCTCGTTGACTGCGACTTCCGCCTCGATGTAGCGATCGGTCACGATCAGTCCTTGGCGATGAAGGCCACGAAGTTAATGCCGGTGGCGATCGTGCCGGCCACTTCCGTGTAGATGCGCACGTAGCGGTAGATCGTGCCGTTCTGCTCGTTGCGGAACGGGACCACGAAGCGGCCGGTACCGGTGTCGGCATC